TCGTTATTGAATATCACATCTTCAATGGGTTTATTTTTAGGATATTGCTTGTATCCAAATAGATGAAATTTATCCTGCCCAAAATCATATGACCATTTTTTGCTCGGAGGGATCTTGTCTTGTGTTCTGCAATAACCGAAATCTAGATACGCGACATAATCATTTTCAACTAGACCTCTTTCAATTGCCCAATTCACAAAGAATGATTTGAGATACATCAATTGAATATAATCTGGATTCCAATACTCAGGATTGATCCTTTGGTGTGGTGCAATTTTTGAAATGAATTTTGGATTTTGCTGTATTGAATGAATCCTATGCTTTTCTTCAGAGAACATACTATGATATTGAAAAGGAATTACTTTCGTTCTATCTTCTTTACCTTTTCGCAGTTCCATTATACGATCAACGAAATTGTCTGTTGTATATACGATGATCTGATTTTCAAGTTGAGCCATGTAACCAAATCGTTCAAAATAAGTATCATTGGTTCTATGAAGGTAATGTGGAAAGCCTTTATCTGGACTCCACTCGCCTCTACCAGTATCAAAGAAAAAATTTACTATTGTAATATCATTATTGATCATATTTTTTTACCGATAATTGTCAAAATATTTGGTAGATATGAAACCGATTTTCTGATAGCATCTTCATCATTACAGACATGAATGGGAACGAAGTTTGCATCATGTAACAATTGAATTAGACCATGAGTATCGAAATGATGAAAATGTTCATTCTCTTTTCTATGTTTCCATCTTGTAAACCATTCTGCACCCAGTCGCTCATGCATCCAAGGTACAGATACGATAATATTTTTCGTTTTAATCGATTTCAGAAATGGTAACAAATCGAAATTGGGTATGTGTTCCAATGAATCGAAGAATGTGATAACATCAACATCTAAAGTTCTAGGATCTTCAACGAAACTTATATTATCAGGTAAAGGATAATTCGATATATCATGACCATAACAAGCGTGACCGTTTTTCAGACAATATCTAAGAAATGCTCCATCACCATAACCAAAGTCACAAACACTATGGAAATCTACAAACTTCGATAACAAATTATATCGAAGTTTGGACATTGAATCATCCATTTTTTCATAGTATTGGATATATCGATTGTCATATTTTACAATCTCCCCTGTGATTTTGTTCTGGACCCAGTGTCCAGGACCATATCGTTTATAATTATCAATCATAATATTCCAAATCTTTTATATACAGAATTTCTCCATTCAGGAACTCTGTCATATTGATGAACACAACAAAAAGTAGTATCTCTACTCGTTTTCACTATCTGTGAAGATGTATCATACACAGGCTCAGCTTCAATCAAATGAGGACGAAATGAATCGATCTTGCTAGGATCAACTGTAGTCCCCGCGTGACATGCCCACCCATATGATTGATCTGCGAAGAACGTAGTATCTTTGAATGGTATCGTTTGTAACAGCACATTGAATACTGCTTGATCGACAATAGGAATTGGGCGATTGATGCCATTGAAAAACAAATTGAAACACATATCTTTCACACACTCAGCCCGACCACCAAAGACGCCCACATTGTAGACCACGTTATGTTTGAATTGATCGTGTACATATGGACCATATGCTTGCATAAGATTCTCGTTGCCCCATGGCTCATCTTTGTATCGAATCGATTCTGAGCCGACAATCAAGTTCTTCTTATTTTCGATTAATGCATACTGCGCAAATTTGCAAGGATCTTGTTGAAAATATACGTCTTTAACATCGGTCGTTACAACAACATCATAATCTTTCCATGTATCTTTCAAATAGTTGTAAATGTATACGAATCGATCCAAGTGAATCGTAAGATTTGGATTGATTTTGGCTTGAATGATCTTAAAGTTATGATTCAATAATTCATCGACTGTATTCTGATCTGTGTCATATACAATCATTACTCTATCACCATCGAATCCAACATCATCCAATGATTGAACCCAAGGTTTCAATTGATTATAATTGTATCTCGTAAATGCACCAATAATCAAATTCTTTTTCATAATATTTCCTTTAGATCACGAAGTTCTTTTCCGAGATTGACTATCAGTTGATGATATGGAATCTCACGAATCTTGCAATTTGTCGCTACTTCCAACTTCTTATTGTCGATAATAAATTGTTCTGCTTTTCCTGGATACTCAACATACAATTCACCTCGACCATAACCTTCTATCAGGTACTCAGAAATCTTACCAATTTCTAGACCATAATTTGAACTGAGATTGTATGTACCGCAAATTTCTTGATTGATGACCTCTCCGATCATCTTGCATGATGTATGTATATCGATGAAATCTCGTTTGATAGAAGGGTCAAGATTGTATCGAATTTTTTCATGAGAGTGCAATTGATTCATGCAATATCCTATGAAAGACTTTTTACCGAACTCAAAACCGAAGAGATTGGAACCTCTCAGTATCGTATGGTTTTCTATGTTGTTGCGAACAAATGTTTCGGTAATAGCTTTGTTTTCGCTATAATAGTCAAATGGGTTGATCGGACAATCTTCATTATATGAAATGAGAGATTCAGAATACCCATAGACTTTGCGGGTACTGAACATGATGTATCGTGTTTTACCAGTAATATCTTTTGCCCACTTAAAGTCCATATCAAATTTCGAGTCATATTTCTGTGAAGAATATTCAGGAGCAATAGAACAATTCACAACTACATCATAATCATTTACGTTATAATATTCGTGATTATGGCTGATTAAAGTTGTATCGAACGAGTACCAATCATAATGCAATCTTTTGTATAAATTCCATCCAATGAAGCTTCGTTCTCCAATGATCAATACTTTTATTTTGTTACCCACGGAAGATCACCTTTATATAAACTCTGCATCACTTGATTTCCTTTATGAAAGAATTCTGGAGTCACAGAACCTTCATTACCAGCTACTCTATAATTGACACTATATTTTCCAGTGCAATGAAACTGACGAAAATTTTCTGATAGAACTTTGAAGAAAACCCTATCCTGCCCCCAACCACCATGCCATACTTGTGACAATTGTATCAGAATATCTCTTTTGATGCAATAACTATTTGTATCAATATGATTAGTATTTGTCCATGCTAACCATTTACCTAGACTCTCACAGTTATCTTGACAAATATAATTGCCTTCTTTGTCTGTGATATTTCTGAGCGAATATACCCAATCATAATTTTTCGCAACGATATCATTCACACACGATTCAACATGATCAGTATTGAACCAGCAATCTTGATCAAGAAATAGGACATAATCTTCTTTGACTAGATGTGAGAATGCAGCAAAGATCCTATGACCATAGAATCCATTCGCGCCTACGTTTTCAGGCAAGAAGCAGACTTTGAGATTTGAGTTACCACGATAGTCGTCAACAATTACTTTGACTTTACCATAGAATTGATCGCCGTCACATACAACATAACATGTAGTTGGGTAACTTTGATTCAATACACTTTCTATGGCTTTTCTTGATTCAGGGCTTCCAGTCACAGGCAAAATAACAACAGCGGACATAATATAAATTCCTATTTTTTATTGATGGCGTCTTTCACTTCTAAAAACAAATTATACATCTGAAACAACTTCACAAGATCATTATAGTTTTGTGAAAAGAATGTTAGGTAATCTTTCTTTTCATATTCACGATTGGTTCTAGAGCCTGGATCTTTTGCAGATACAATACGAAAATTGACATATTCTGTAATCTTTGTAATGACTCTAGCAACTACTTCAAAAGGATTATCAATCTTACCCATGACAGGAATCTCATTATCAATAAGATTTCGCAAAGTCATATTGACATGTATCCGATTGATTGTGGATTTGGTTATGCTACCCTTCAAATCTTTCAATTGAAAATAGTATCTCTGATATGTAGGGCAGTCAGGATCATTGGGATGAGATTCGTAATATCTCTTTATGAGACTGAGTGCGCTGTCGATTGCATAGTCCCCACCAAGAATTGATTTTTCGATATCGTCTAGTGTCATAATTTTACTATTAGGGCTTGTCTAGGGGTTGAATCTGTAACAACAATTCGTCCAGCAGAGTCTCCTTTTGATGGAGATTTTCCGTATATCTTTGGAGTTCCTTGATTGTCTTTAGCTGAAGGATCGAATCTCTGATCTTCTCTACGAGCCCTTAATCTAAAATAAAGATCATGGGTATTCGCATATTCAACGGCTTCTGTTAATGCACCATTGAGATTCAATTCATTATTTTTCTCATCATATTTACTGACAACATTCATTGGTCCTATGTACATATAATCGATTGGACCACCCATCTGCTTATTACCAACTACGATCTTAACTTTATCTTGACTACCAATTTTACCGTAAATGTCTGGAACTTTATCACCTATTACAAGCTTTTCTTTTTTCGTAAGATGATCGTATGCTTCTCGCATAAATTTCTTTGCAATACCAGGCACAGCAAGTTCTAGACCTTTTAATCCACCACCAGCTAATGATGGCGCAGACTCACCTTTAAGGGACAAATTAATAGTATCTTCCTTACCATTTTTCATAACAACCAATTCAACGTCAGTATACGGTTCAGAACCCCCCAATTGTCTACCTGTAAATTTACGGGCATCAATAACCCCAATAACTTTAGTCTTACCTGCGACTACTGTTATTGGGTTATTCCGATTCTTTTTAACTGCATCTTGAATCGATTTTATGACACCATTTTCTTGTCGTTCTGCTGATGCACCTGCCATAGAAAAATCCTCATAATTTTTCTACTATTTATGCTACATCTTGAATGCTCCAAATTTAGATTTAGCTGGACGACCTTCGTTATTACCAAACGTATTCAAAGGAACGTCTTTCTTACCAGCATCTACGATATCGTTCTGTGCTGCTTGTTCAACATCATACAATTTCATTTTCGATCTGTCAACACCGATTACAAATCTCTTGTGTGCGGTAGGATCAGAATACCGATTCTTCAATTGCTTGACCATCAACTGGTTCAATTGCTCAAGTTCATCAGAGGTAATCAATGCGAACATCAAGTCTGCTGTCGCTGGTAGACCAAAAGATTCGCTGGTATCTTCAAGACCTGGATCGGAACTTGTGAAACCGCTACGTGTAGTTTGAGTCGCAGTCACTACAGGAACCCCAAATTCGACCGCTAGACCCCTCAATTCTTCTGCGATAGCTTTGACGTATGTGTACGAGTTGACGCTTGCTCCAGCCTTTATACGGGCTGAACAGCAAATATTCAAATAGTCAATGAAGATGATATCTGGTACAAAGTTCTTTTTCAGATTCAATTCGTTCAGCAACGTTCGGAAATGAACAGCCGATGCGGAAGCGGTAGGGTATTCTTTGATGATCAGTTTACCAGTTGTCTTTTCTCGGATCCTATTAACACGTTTATCATAAGAATCTTTCGACAATTCCATCAAGTCATCAGTTTTGATATTCAGAAGATTTGAATCGATACGTGCAGCAATCTCTTCTTCTGCCATTTCCATTGTGATGTACAGGACGTTCTTACCAAGTGTCATACATCCTGCTGCAACATGGCACATGAACAACGATTTGCCCACACCAGTACCCGCGAGTACGACATTCAAGGTTTTCTTTTTGAGACCACCTTTTGTGATCTTGTTCAGGTATTCAAGATCGAACGGAATACGTTCTTCTACACGATGGTAGAATTCATATCGATCATCAGAATTTTCTAGATAGTCGTGCCCGACAGAACTGTCGAATGATATCGCCAAGGCGTCCGATAGTATCTGGGGAATCGCACCTTTGTCATGTGTTTTGTCTTTGCCGTCGAGAATCCGAATAGACCCCAATACTGCGTTGTAAATCGCTTTCTCTTGGCAGAATCCTTCGGTCTTGTCAGTAAGCCATTGAATCTTGGTTTCTGTTTCTTTATTCTGTACAATTTCTTTAAGATAATCTTCACATTTTTGAATTTCATCAACTGTGATATTTTTTCTTTCCTTGATGGTAAGATCAAGTGCTTCAATCGTCGGTGGACTATTGTAAGCCGTCGTGAATGATTCAATCTCATTGAAGATTGTATTTTCTGTAGAATCAGTGAAATACTCAGATTTTAGAAATGGTATAACCTTACGCAAATACTCTTCATTGTACACCAAGTTGCGAAGGATCGTCTGTTCCAGATTCATCAATGATATCCTGTTCAATGTTACCCGACATTATTTCGACTAAGAGATTGCCAATATAGTTCTTGAAATCTACATCTTTCTCAAGAACCCGAGGCTTATACTGAGTGCATTCTATCACATCGTATGCAAAAAGTAAATGCATTCCGTCATCTTTTTCTTCGAACTTTACCTTACCATACTTGTATATCGTATCTTTATATGGTCCAGATAACAACCTAACTTGCACTGCTTTTGGGTCATCTTTTGGATAGACGTAGCAGTAATCAATACCTTCTTGCATCATTCATCCTCACTTTCAAATACTTTTGAGATATGATCATCGGACAACATTTGACCCATACCCAACGAATATTTTTGCTCTACATAGTCGCTGAATGTCCTATCTGCTAGAATAGGGAGCCAAAACTCTGAAGTATTTGTTTCTTTGATCCTATATTTCTTATCCTCAACTTCGCCTGTTTTTGAGTCAACTTTGGAATACCAACCGTTGCTCGGTTTGACAACATGTTTCGATTCCAAAGCAAGTTCTAGCAACCCAGACCATTGCGACAGCCCATCATCAAACGAGATTGATACTGGGATCTTTGACTTTTCTTTGACGTAGCGAGACTTTTCTACATTGATGATGTAGTCGTACCCAACAAGTTCTGTACCTTCTTTTGATTGTTGACGACCGATGATGTAGATGTTATCTGCTGAATAATAACTACCCGTGTTGTGTGTGATGACACCATTTTCAAGAATATAATGTTCAGCATCTTTAACAGATAAATCAAATACTTTGCATTTTCCGATTGGTTTGATTGATTTAATTTTCATAATTTTATTTTCTCTTTACAGTTTTCATTGTGCCACCTTTTCAAATTCGATGCCGTTGTAATTATATCACAGTAGTCGCATTTATATTTCTTTTCGGGTTTTATCTTTCTAGGATTTACCCAGTTACTATCACCACATCTAATGTCAGTTAAAGAAACTCTGATTATTTCTTTAGTGTCTATATGCTGTAGCATAGTAAGCCCCCTCCTACCAATTTTAGCTTTGTGTTCAGGGGTTTTCTCTCGTTTCGCAACAGCAATGACCCATTCCTGTATTTGTTCGGGTGTTTTATAGATTTTTCCAAAATGTATCATAGACAGTTTATGTTTTGTTTTTTCGGTGTGTTTCTTGCCAAAAAAATTATTACCTTCGCCAGAATATTGTTTTGAAAGAATTTTTCTCCTTTCAACTTTACAATATTCAAATAAATGTGAATTCACATTTCGTTCCTCTTGCCCAATACCAATTCTGCTCATAGAGTGCCATGCATGAACCAAAGCAGATGTTCTATGTATTTTATACAACAACCAATGGGCCAAATAATGTTGTCTAGCAGACAATAATACTAAGTTATCGACATCATCACTACCCCCCAAACATTTTGGTATTATGTGATGCCATTCTTTGTATTTGTCTGATTTGGGGTTTATTTTTGCATTATAAATTAAATTTTCGTAAATCTTAGAATAGTTCATATTTACCTCCTATGAACTATTTATAAAATTCTGAATCTTAGTATACTGCTGAATCCATTCCAACGAATAAATCTTTTGCCTCTATCCAAATATCATCGATTAAGAATTTGTGTTTATCAGAACAAACAACTTTGAAACCATCTTCAAATTCTATTTCATAGCATTCTGGCTCACCATCATCTAAGGTATCTGGATTCCAGACAGATGTTACTTCCTTTTCACCCTCTAGAGTCTTAACAATATCTCCAACAATAAATTCTTGAACAGGTTTTAATCCATTTGGAGTTTGAATCATTGTATCTTTTACAACGCAACCCCCACCGACGATATCTTTAGGGAACATTCCGATTTCTTTGTAAGTATGATTGATGACAACCATAGGAATGTTCTTGATCGTAAGATGAGGCGTTACCATTCTGAACAATGATTTGACTTGCTTTGCTCTAGTCATGTCAGCAACAGATTTTTGCTCTAGTGAGTCGTCGATCTCTTTCTTAGACGCTAGATTACCAATCGAATCGACAACGATGATTACCCTGTCATTTCTTTCAAGGTTTGTCAATTGAGCCATGATGTCAAACTTCAACTGCTCAATGTCGGTGATTGGGCAATGCAAGACTCTATTAATATCGATACCCATTGAAGTGAAATATGACTGGGGTGATCCAAATTCTGAATCATAGAACAAAAGCGCAGCATCAGGATATTTTTGCATATACGCTTTTGCCATAATCAATGAGAACATTGTCTTGAAATGTTTTGAAGGACCTGCCCACATCGTCAGCCCAGGAGTCAATCCACCTTCAAGCTTACCTGAAAGTGCAACATTGATAATAGGAACAGAAGTTTGAATCATATCTTTCTGAGTGAAAAAGATCGACTTCGAAAGAATTTCCGATTCTTTGATCTTGCTTGCTTTTTTAATTTTATCCAATGCGCTCATAATTTCCTCTTATGAAAAAAAGTCTTCCAGTGTATTAACCTTTTCGATGTTCCAGCCAATACTATCTAAGATGATTCTGATAGGTTCGATGAAAGACTTGTTGAATTGTGTATCATAGTCTACATATTTGCGTAAGTCAAATTCTTTAGGCAACCTCACCGGAAATGAAATGACGGTTTCTTTGAATGGGTTTGGCATCTTCAGATATGTGAATTTGATCTTCTCTCCGTCATTGATAGCCGGATATTGTTTTTCCAAATTCATCT